CATTCCTTAGAGTCATTTGACCAAGGTCGGTTACTTGTTTTTGAGTACCACCCCTCACTATTAGGCATCTATTATGAGACCTTAGAAAACTATGACGCGGTTTTATTCAAGTGTCACCCCTCGACCATTCGCGATGATCTAATATCCATGGTCGAAGATTTAAGTAACCATAAACCAGACGCTATGTGGTTTTGGTCACACCCCGAGGACGAACATTACTCGACCAGTGTCCCTAGTATTATTATGCAGAATAAAGAAACTTTACAAACTGCACGTAAAGAGTATAAAATGAAGCTCAAGGATATGGAACAAGGAATCAATGGAAAATAAATACTCACCTTTAGGGTATGAAGAGATGCTAGAACGCATCAAGTACAAAAAGATGCTTGAGGAAATGAGTTCCACTAACGATCCTTCTTACGGCACGGAACAAATAGCTTCCCCTTTAGAACGTGGACCAACACAAAAGTTCGGTGACCTAATAGGTAAAGGTTTATACAAGCAACCTTTTGGTTTTAACGATGAACGTAGTGCCATGGCTTCTGGTCAAGATTTAGCAACTGTAGCATCCTATACTCCTGGACCAGGGAACGTACTCGGTTACCTAGAAGGCAGAAAGATGAGCGAAGAAGGCAACCCTTTTTTAGGTAGTTTAATATCAGCAGCTTCAATTGGTCTACCTGGGAGTAGTAAAGTTTCTTCTTCTGTAAAACCTAAACTAAAAACATACCAAGAACCTCCACTACTACCACCACCTCCTAAGCCTCAAGCTTTAGAACACAAAGTACTACACACCGCAGACCGTCCTAGAAATCTAAATGACAAAGTAGGTACAAACGCTTGGAATAGTGGCACATACTCTGAAGGTAACTTAATGCCTTTAAGGTACGAGGAAAATAATACTGAGATGATGAGTCAAATAGCTTTAGCTGAATCAGACCTTTATAAAAAACCTAACAAAATTTACCCAATAAACAACATACTTCAAGGTATGCGAAGATACGGGGTAACGGGTAAAGGTAACGTAAACCAAAACGTAGATAGACAAATAGATGACTTTTTATCAGAAGACTTTTTAGCTATTGGTAGTGCTACTCCTGCTCAAGTTATGAACGAATTACAGAGAAACGCTCCTAAAATACAAGAGACCAGTGCATATTACGGGTTAAACTCAACTATGGATGATACAGCAGAATCAGGTTATTCATACTTAACTACTAAAAGACCTGTTTATGATTTAGACAGTCCTACAACCTCGTATAACGAAGCCAGACAAACCATGAGCCAATCTTACGGTGAACGTAAGTTTAGTATGTTCGATGACGGTCAACTTTACGGTAAACAAGGATCAGGAAAAACAAGTTTTCAAAACATGAGACACAACGAAGTGGGATTAGGTACTAAATTAAGTAATAGCCAAGCACCTAGAGCGAACAACTACATGCACCAAAGATACACGTTTGAAACTATGGACGGAGAGGATAATGTGTTAGTACTGCAAGAAATCCAAAGTGACCCTTACTTACTCACTAGAGATCAAGGTAAATTGGCAGCTTCTGTAGCAAAACAAGATGAATTCGGCGATAGAATGCATGTCGACCACATAGTCTCTAAAATTGGAGACGACCCCAGAATACCTTTTGAGGACATAGAAACAGGAAAATACACTGCGGGCGAGGCACTAGAAATTAGTGAAGATACAGTAGATTTTCATAATTTTTTAAAAGAAGCTGGTGAATTAGATAATTTTAATACAGAGTTTGATGAAATAATAGCAAAGTTTCAAACTGAGCAGCAAGACGCTCTAAGTTCTGGTAGTTTTGAAATGGAAGAAGGTTCATTTCGTGGTAGAGGATACCCTGTAGAATATAATCCAGAAGTAGCAGACGCATACAACCAAAGAGCAGAACGTTTAGTTTCAAAGTACATGTCTGATTTCAGTGAGTATTTAGGAATAGTGTCAGACCCTAAAAACCTACCTAGGAGTGTTGACTGGTTCACGGATAACGTAAAACTAGGTTTGCAAACTGGAGCCAACAATAACTCACCCTTCGTTTTAATACCTAACGGTGCTAGGTCGTTAGCACTTCCCGCAGGTGAAACTACAGTTGTACCACCTAAAATGGTGCGTTTCGTAGAAGAACGTTACTCAAACGACCCAAACTATCTACTCAATTACGACACTAAAGGTAACTTTTTAAACCTTCAAGGTAGAAATACAAATGATCCTATAACAGGTGAGTTAGAGACACTACGTTTCGGTTCCCCAAGTAAAGAAGCTGTTAACCGAGCTAAAAGTTATAATGACTTCCTTAAAAAAGCCATGAAACAAACCGAACAAGATTACGGGGTTAAACTAAACGCTACTGAATACATAGACGCCTACGACCAAGAGTTTTTAAAAATAGAACTTACACCAGAACTAAAAGAACACCTAGAACTAGCTGAAAGGTTAGATCAAATAGAAAAAGTAGAACGCTGTCAAAGTGGATTCATGCATTTTGTTAAAGACCAATGGCCATCGTTTATCGGCGGGGCTCACCACAAAAAGATGGCAGACGCCTTTGACCGTATAGCAACAGGCAAAATAAAAAGGCTTATAATCAATATGCCTCCGCGTCATACTAAAAGTGAGTTCGCCTCGCATTACTTTCCCGCATATTTAGTAGGTCGTAACCCAGCTTTAAAGATATTACAAGCAACCCACACGGCAGATTTAGCAGTTAAGTTTGGTCGTAAGATTAGGGATTTAATGTTAACCGAGGACTATGAAAAGATATTCCCCGACGTACTCATTAACCCAGACTCAAAAGCAGCAGGTAAGTGGGAAACTCAAATGAAGAGTAACCCTAAACTAAAAGGCGAGTATTATGCTGCTGGTGTTGGCGGAGCGTTAGCCGGTAGGGGAGCGGACTTATTTATAATTGATGACCCACATAGTGAACAAGACGCTATGAACCCAAAGTCCATGGAAGATACTTACGATTGGTATACCTCAGGTCCAAGACAGAGATTACAGCCAGGGGGTGCCATAGTTATAGTTATGACGCGTTGGAATATCAACGACCTTACTGGTAAATTATTAAGGGACGCAGCACGTGACCCTAAAGCTGACCAATGGGAAGTCATAGAACTACCAGCCATTTTACCAAGCGGTAAACCCTTGTGGCCAGAATACTGGAAGCTAGAAGAACTAGAAGGCGTAAAAGCCAGTTTACGTGGCGGTCCTAAATGGCACGCCCAGTACATGCAGAATCCAACCAGTGAAGAGGGTGCACTTATTAAACGTGAATGGTGGAAGCAATGGGAAAAAGAAAAACCACCTACATGCGATTATCTAATTCAAAGTTACGACACAGCCTTCTTAAAAAGTTCCTCGGCAGATTACTCAGCTATAACAACGTGGGGAGTATTTTACCCAGAGGGAACTATAGGTACTGATTTCTACGACGGCAGATCAGCACACATTATTCTACTTGACTGTATTAAAGGTAAGTACTCATTCCCTGAATTAAAAGGCGTAGCTTTAGAACAGTATCATGAGTGGAGCCCTGACGTAGTTATTATAGAAGGTAAAGCTAGTGGTATTCCGCTTACCCAGGAATTAAGAAACATAGGTATACCCGTACAAAACTTTACTCCTTCTAAAGGAAATGATAAGATAGCCAGAGTTAATGCTAGTACCCCACTATTTGAATCGGGTATGGTATGGGCACCAGATACTAAATGGGCTAACGAGGTTATAGAAGAGTGTGCGGTATTCCCCGCTGGGGACAACGACGATTTAGTCGACTCTACTACTCAAGCTATGTTAAGGTTTAGGCAAGGCGGGTTTGTTAAATTACCAAGTGATTGGGAGGATGAAGAACTATACTACAAGCGTAAAGTAAGTTATTATTAATTATGGCAATAGAAAAACCACCTTTAAACATGTCACAAGATAGTGGCATAGACATAGAAATCATGGACATGCTACAAGGTCAAGCCCCCGAAGAATCTATGGGCATGGAAGTACAGCTTCCTGAAGAAATGAATATACAGGGCGATATGACTTCAGCTTTTGAAATAGGTGCAGACGGCAACGTCATACCTATGTTTGAACAAGAAGAAGTAACCATCACAGATCATCAAGCCAATCTTGCGGAAACACTAGACTCCTCAGATTTATCCACACTAGCTAGTGAACTTTTAGAAGCGTACGATTCAGATAAAGAATCCCGACAGGACTGGCTTGATACCTTTACTAATGGTCTAGACTTACTAGGTATTAAAACAGAGGAAAGGGAAGATCCATTCCCAGGAGCTACAGGCGTACATCACCCATTATTGGCTGAAGCCGTAACCCAGTTCCAAGCACAATCATATAAAGAGTTACTACCTCCTGGTGGTCCAGTAAAAACTAGAATCATGGGAGCCGAAACTCCAGAAGTTACTGACCAAAACCAGCGTGTTAAAGAATTCATGAACTATCAAATCACTGAGGTCATGAAAGAGTATGACCCTGAGATGGACAGTTTATTATTCTATCTACCTTTAGCGGGTAGTGCATTTAAAAAGATTTATTACGATAACCTATTAGGTAGAGCTACCAGCCGTTTAGTTAAAGCTGAAAACTTAGTAGTAGCTTATGAAACTGTAGATTTAGAGACTAGCCCACGTTTTACTCATTCTATGACTATGACAGGCAATGATTTAAAGAAATTACAGATGAACGGAACATACCGTGAAGCTGATATAGGCGAAGCTAGTCTAGATATGGACTATAACGAAGCAAAAGAGAAGATGGATGAGCTACAAGGTATCTCCCCATCCATGACAGACTACGATGAATACTCAGTTTTAGAGATGCACGTCAATTTAGAGCTATCTGACGAAGAAGATTACGGTTACGCAGTCCCTTACGTCGTGACTATACTAGAAGAACAGAGCGAAATACTAGCTATACGTCGTAATTGGGAAGCAGAAGACGAATTATTCAGGAAAAAAGAGTATTTTACCCATTATAAGTTCCTACCAGGACTAGGTTTCTATGGTTTTGGTCTAATCCACATGATTGGAGGACTAACTAAGTCTGCTACATCAATTTTACGTCAATTAGTTGACGCTGGTACGCTAAGTAACCTACCAGCAGGGTTTAAAGCACGTGGAATGAGGATACAAGGCGAAGATGAGCCACTAAGACCTGGTGAATTTAGAGATGTTGACGTTCCAGGTGGTATTATCAGAGATGCACTGATGCCTTTACCGTATAAAGAGCCAAGTAACGTATTAAGTCAGTTATTAGGCACTATTATTGACTCTGGAAGGCGTTTTGCGTCAATTGCGGACATGAATGTAGGTGATATAGGCTCTCAACAGCTACCAGTAGGCACAACAGTCGCCATGTTAGAACGTGGTACTAAAGTAATGAGTGCTATACATAAACGCATGCATTATGCTCAAAAGAAAGAATTTAGGATGTTAGCTAACATATTTGCTAAGAGTTTACCCCCAGTTTACCCATATGAGGTCCCAGGGGCGAGTAGAGAGATAAAAGCGACTGATTTTGACGCTAAAATAGACATTATACCAGTTAGTGACCCTAATATCTTCAGTATGGCTCAAAGGGTAATGTTAGCCCAACAAGAGCTAGAAATGGCTAGAGCAGCACCTGAAATACACGATTTACGTGAAGCTTACCGTCGTATGTACGAAGCTTTAGAAGTTAAGAATATTGATGGTCTTTTACCTCCTCAAGCGGAAGTTCCAGCCCGTGACCCTATAACAGAGCAGCAATCTGCTTTAACTGGTCAACCTATACAAGCTTACGTTTTTCAAAACCACGATGCGTATATTGCTAGTCATACAGCATTCTTACAGAATCCTATGGTACAACAGAATCAAAGTGCGACTATCGCAGTTCAAGCTAATATACAAGAGCATCAAGCTATGAAGTATAGACAACAGATTGAACAAGTA